GTTCTGTGATGAGTGGAAGCTAGACCCCAAGGTATTGGGGCTACTGTATGATGTGAAAGAACATCGTGTGGTGTTCCCTATAATGCAGGGCAATGCCATGATAGATGCCACTGGTAGATCGCTAGGTAAACGAATACCCAAGTGGAAAAGATATGGAAAAAGCAGCTTGCCATATGTCTGTGGACATGGTACAACTGCTGTAGTTGTTGAGGACTGTGTGAGTGCAGCCATCGTAGGTACTGATGGATTTGTCGGGGTCGCAGTGTTGGGTACATCATTATCCGATGGGCATAAGAAGTACTTATCACAGTTCTCAACAGCAATTGTAGCTCTTGACCCTGACGCACTGCCCAAGACGCTACAGTTCGCAAAAGAATTACGAGGGCTAGTACCAAACGTAAATGTGCTACGCCTTGAAGATGACCTGAAATACAGAAACCAAACCGACTTAGATAAACTAACAACACTAGGAGACACATAATGGAATTATCATTAGTACGCAGCTTGATGGACAAAGAGTTCTATGACGATCATCGTGGTGCTAAATGCCCAGACAGATTGTTCAGTTCAGATGTACGCAAGATCAAGCAAGCAGTGGATACTGCAATGGACAGGTACTCACGTACAGTTACACCTGACGAGATAGAAGCACTGTTCATGGCAAACAATCCGACACTGACTACCGCACAGAAACAAGCCTACAGTCACCTGTTCCACAAGATCAAGAAAGAAAGCCCGATGGGTAGTGACGTGGCACAGGAAGTATTGTCCAAGTTGTTTCAACAAGTGGTAGGTGAAGACATTGCCAACCTTGGTTTTGATTATGTAAATGGCAGCAAGTCTAGCCTTGAACCACTACGTAACTTGATGGAGCAATACGGTGATGACTTCACGCCTAACCTACAGGTAGAGTGGGAAGACATAAGCCTAGATACCATCCTGTCGATGACAGATTTGGAGTCACAATGGACGTTCAACATTCCTACTTTGACACGCAAGGTAGAGGGCATCAATGCAGGACATTTGATTGAGGTAGGGGCGAGGCCGAACACTGGTAAGACCTCATTCCACGCCTCTCTGGTGGCCTCTCCGCAAGGGTTTGCTTGGCAAGGTGCTAAGTGTATCATTTTATGTAACGAAGAAGGCTACCACAGGGTGGCTCACAGGTACATTACAGCCGCCACAGGCATGGATAAGTTCGAGATTAGTAAGAACAAACATAGGGCTATGGAAGTGTTCGATCAGATACGTAAGAACGTCATGTTCAAGGATGCTACAGGCCGTGACATGAACTGGGTTGAGTCCGTTTGTAAGTCATACAAGCCTGACATTGTGATACTGGACATGGGTGATAAGTTTGCCAAGATGGGTGGCTTTGCACGTCCTGACGAGGCACTCAAGGCTAACGCTGTACATGCAAGACAGATTGCCAAGCAGCATGAGTGTGCTATCTTCTACATGTCTCAGCTATCAGCAGAGGCAGAGGGCAAGGTTGTACTCAACCAAGCTATGATGGAAGGATCACGTACAGGTAAGGCAGCAGAAGCTGACCTGATGATTATGATTTCCAAGAACCCTACAGTCGAGGGGCAAGAGGAAGAAGATAACCAACGCCACATCAACGTTGTAAAGAACAAGTTGTCTGGTTGGCATGGTATTGTACACACTGATCTTGAGTACAAGATTGCGAGGTACGTGGCATGAACTGGATGATACTTGTTACTGTAACTATGGGTGATCCATTTGTCATACCATACAAAACATTTGAGTATAAGAATGCGTGTGTTGAGTACGTCAGCAACGTTGACAATGCCAGTACGCTTGCCATAGAAGTAATTGCAGTAGCAGGTTTCAATGATCCAGTTACAAATATTATTTGTGTAGCTGAGTATGAACTACAGAAAAGGAGAGAGGGATGAGACTAGCGGTAGTGATAGATGTTGATGGTGACATCATGTACGTACCAGAGAATACACATGGGTTTGTAAACTTTCCCAAGCCCAAGCTATTCGATAACATGAAAGACGCACAGGAAGAATGTGACAAGTGGAACACAGGAGTAATAGTTGACTTCGATACAAACAGGTCTGTCGATAAGGTAAGTACCTACAATGACATCAGGCCATTTAGTTTTGATGAACGTCAACGAGCAAAGGAACGAAAGGAAATGAACAATGGTTAGTATGACACTCATAGAAGAAGTAGAGTTGCTTGCAGCAATGAAACGACACAAGTTAACTTTGGAAGAGGCTAAACGAGCTATGGCTGAGTTTGCTAACCAAAAAGAATTTGAGAAACATCTTGACGATTACTACACAAATGAGTTAGTAGTAGATGCAACAAATGAAACCGTAACACCCGACTATTAGGAGACACAATGAAACTGACCCTTGACGTAGAGAACACAGTGACAAAACGAAACGGCAAGCTACACCTTGACCCTTTCGAACCAATGAATACATTAGTCATGGTGGGGATGCTAGATGATCTTGGTAACGAAGACCTTGTAACATTCGATCACGCAGAGCAAACGCCCACGACAGAAGGGAGAGCCATCGTCCAACTTAAACTGGATGAGGCTTCCCTTCTTATTATGCACAATGCCGCACACGATCTAGTGTGGCTATGGGAATCAGGCTTTACATATGAAGGTGAAATCTTTGACACCATGCTAGGTGAGTACATCTTACAACGTGGACAGAAAGAACCTCTGTCACTTGAAGCATGTGCAGAACGGTATGAGCTAGACACAAAGAAGCAGGACACAATGAAAGAGTGGCTCAAGGCAGGTAAGTCTGTACGTGACATGAACCACAAAGAGTTATGTAAGTATCTGTCTGCTGACCTACATGCAACACAGGAGTTGTATGAGCACATTGATATAAAGCTACGTGTGTACGAGGAACATCGTCCATTGCAGAGCACTGTCAAGCTTACCAACCAACTTGCTGTACATCTAGCCAAGATATACCAACGTGGTTTTGCAGTTGACCTAGATGAACTAGAGAATGTGCACAAAGAGTTTGAGCAAGAGCGTGGACAACTTATACGTGAGCTAGAAGAACAGGTACGTGAACTGATGGGTGATCGCCCAATCAATCTGGCAAGCACAGAACAGTTGTCATGGGTTGTGTACAGCCGTAAGCCGAAGGACAAAAAGTTCTGGGCAGAGTTGTTCAATGAACGTATGGATGACCAAGACTATCGGTATCAAGTACGTAACAGTAGTGACGTATTGTACAAACAAAAGGCCAAGCAGTGCAGTACTTGCTATGGCACTGGTCAGATACGTAAGACAAAGAAAGATGGTACACCGTTTACACGTACCAACAAATGTTCTAACTGTGAAGCTACAGGTTTTACTTATACAAATACAAATGCCGTTGCAGGTTTAAAGTTTGCTGCACCTACAGCCAAGTGGGTGAGCCACAGTGGATTCTCTACTAGCAAAGACAACCTCGTATTCCTTGAGGGTATTGCACGTAGTAAAGGCATGACTGAAGCTGAGACATTTCTCAAGCGTGTACGTAGACTGAGTGCCGTAGAGACTTATCTGAGTAGCTTTGTTGAAGGCATATCCACACATACCAAACTAGACGGTAGGCTACATGTACGATTACTACAACACCGCACAGGTACAGGCAGACTGTCAGGGGCAGACCCCAACATGCAGAACATGCCACGTGGCGGTACATTCCCAGTGAAGCGTGTGTTCAAGTCACGATGGGAAGGTGGACAGATCATGGAAGCTGACTTTGCACAGTTGGAGTTTCGTGTAGCTGCATTCCTGTCACAAGACAAGACTGCCATTGATGAGGTGACTACTGGCTTTGATGTGCATAGTTATACAGCTAAAGTTATCTCTGATGCAGGGCAACCTATCTCACGTCAGGATGCTAAGTCACATACCTTTGCACCTCTGTATGGTGCTAGTGGGTTTGGACGTACAGAAGCAGAGGCTGCATACTACAAGCAGTTCACAAAGAAATACAGTGGCATAGGCAAGTGGCATGAGGCTCTCGCCAAGGAAGCATTGAACACTGGCAAGATACGTACACCATCTGGACGTGAGTTCTCATTCCCTGATGTACAACGTAGACGCTTTGGTGGTGTGACATATTTCACACAGATAAAAAATTATCCTGTCCAATCCTTTGCCACTGCTGACATTGTGCCTATATCTCTGATATACATAGACA